GCTGTTACAGCATTTAAACTACCACTCGTTGATGGTATATTTACAAAAGTTTCAACTGATGCTGATATTGTACATTTTGGTAATGAAGTCCTATCAAATACAATTCTTGATGTGGATGGTAAGTCCACTCTGATTGGGACTTTACGAGACCATCTGATATTAGAACGACCATTCCAATTTGATGGTACATTTGCAGCAGTTCCTACAAAAATAACTTCACCAACTCCAGGAGCCGTATCATATTTGTCGTTTCTATTTGCATAAACCCAAATTGATATCAATCGAGTTTCATCTTCATCCTTGATATCAGAAATTTCCCAATAGACAGGTCGACCCGATTGGTCCAATACCTCGATGTCAATTTCAGTATTGTCTTCAAGATTCTTGGAGTTACCACGAACTTTAATAGAAGATTTTCCCTCACCCAAATAGGTGGGGAAATCCACGATTGCAAAGTATTCAGCCGAATCTACGGAAGTATCTTCGATGTATACGTCTATATCTTTTAGGTTCTCTTTACTCTTTACTTTGAGTTCTAAAGCCATTAATTAACTCCAACTTTCTTATAAATATCTAATAGATGAAAACCCCTTCACTTTATTGATATCTATAATTTGGTCTACCATGTCTCTCGTCTTGTCAATATGAGATATTGTAATAATAAAATCAAATTGTGTCTTTAAGTAATCAAATAATAAATAGAGTGAATTAAAGTTGTCCGTGTCAAGTGACCCAAATCCTTCGTCAATTGCAATAAAGTTTGGTCGTGGTAAGTTTGATACGTTAATCAGAGCAGTTCTAATAGCAATTGAACTAACAAATTTTTCCATACCACTTGTTAACTCCAAAGGCCATACTTTATCATCCCCATAACAAATGTATGAATTAATATTTTTACCATCGGTGTTTAACAAGATTTGAAAGTCTACAATTGGTTGTAATATGTTATTGATTTCGATTTCAAGTTTTGGTAAGATTTCAGAAATTAACTGATATGGAACTCCATCACGTTTAACACATTTCAAATAGTATTCATACCCATCATATTTGGCTTCCATATGTTGAAGTTTACCAATGGATTGATTTACCATTTCTATTGTTTTTTCGGCAATTTTTATATCACTATAAACGGACATTATTTCATTGTTGATATCTTGAATTTGAGAAGAAATTTCGGTTTGTGTGATTTTAAGAGAATTTACATTCATCATCACTTGAGCATTGAACTCAACTGCCTTTTCCTGCATTTTAGCACGGCCGATGGTTTCAATCAAAGTATCAATCTCACGACTATATGTCATGAGTAGTGAATTACAAGAATCGTAGTTTTTAGAAGTTTCATAACTTAACTTGGACAACTTAACATCCATGTCTTTTAATTTAGAAACTTTTTCTAATGAGTCTTTTACATTGTATTTTTCTTTGTTCTCGATAGCAGTTTCTAACTCACCAAGTCGTGTCACACCAATCAAAGCTAACTCTCTGATTTCTTTTTGTAAAGTGTCAGCTTGTTTAGCAAATGGTGTATTCTTGTTCTGAATACAATGTTCACAATTATCATCAAACGTTAACGAACCAATCCCATCCAAGTGTTTTTGTTTGTGTTTTATCTCCGAGTCGATTCGGTCTTGGTCAATACGAATGTCAGATTCGATAGTATTCCAACGCTGCCATTCAGTATCCATTTCTTTTAACTTATCAACATCAAGTTCAATAAGTTTTTCAGAAACCATCTTACGTTTCTCTTCAACATCATCAAGCTCAATTTTAATCGAGTTACATTCTTCTTGGTGTTTTTCAAGTTTTTCAACAACTTGACCAAGCTTTGTTTCGAGTGATTGAAGACCCTCTATATCCTCAACCGGCTTTAGAGTCATAATGTAATCTGATATTTGAGTTTGTATATCAAGTTGTTTTGATTCTAACTCGTCTTTTTTTGTTTGGAGTTCGGTCAATGACCCCGTGATTGACGTTAAGGTAGTTTGGGAATCTGCAAGTTGACCTGGCAAATCTTGATTCTTATAATCTTTCAGTAGGGCTGATAGTTCTTTAATCTCTTCACTTGCAACTTGATACAAATCTTCAAATACATCCATGTCCAAGAATTGAGCAAGAAGTTCTTTACGTTCCTTTTGTGATTTATCAATGAATCCACTATTGTTTGATTGTGTTGACATGGCAGTCAGTACAAAGTCATCATATGTACCAACGTAATCACGGATGATAAAGTTAGTATCCCTACGTTGTTCACCATTTAAGGATTCCTTTACACCATTTACTAATTTGTAAAAATCAACATCAACCTTTACAGTACCACGTTTTGGACTTTTCTTTGCAGCTCTTTCAATAACATACTCTTCACCATTTACATCGAATGTAAACTTACACTCAAATGACATTTTTGAGTAATTCATTACATCCTCGGCTTTTGAGGTACGAGAACATTTATCAAAGATACAAAACGCAAGAGCATCCCATAGGGTAGACTTACCACTTGCGTTTGGAGCAAAGATACCATAAGCACCCTTCATGTTTGTAAAGTCAATTACGTTATTAGGACCATATGAAAACATATTTGAAAACTCAAATCTAACAGGAGTCCAAATAGAATTTTTCATCGTATGATTTGACCCCAACTTCGCGTTTATGTCGTTGTTGATTGACTTTACAATCTGAAGTTGGTCATCTGAAATTTGGTCGTAGGTTGTCAGATAGTCCTCAATCAATTTGTTTTGGAAAGCAACATCTCTTACATTTTGTAATGTTATTTGTTGCCCCCCATTTTGTGAATTACGACTTACAATTTTCTGAATAGTCAGTTCTTCAATTTTAGTTTCTTTTTTAAGTTCGGCAACTAACCCATTCAAATCAGATTGTTTGGTATCTTTTACCCTTAACCTCATTCGTGATTTTGTTGGTAATTTTGGTTTGTTTGTTATTACGCCATCTTCAACATCAATAGTGACGTATCCAAAATCGTTTTCTATAGTAACAAATTCATGAGTACGACTTTCAACATCCCAAACTAATAATCCATGTTCCGGATACAAAGACTCGCTGTGATTTTGCATAATCAACGAACCCGGATACATAATACGTTTGTTACCACACACAGCATTGTTTGGAACGTGGATGTCTCCTAATAAAACAATATCATACCCATCAAACGATTCTGCATTAATATTTTTATTTTCGATTTCAAATCCATGTTCGGTTTGTATTTTATCAACAGCCCCATGGAATAAAGCAATTTTGGTACTATCTTTTATTTCTGAAGATGGTATAAATCCTTTTGCCTCATCAAATACCGATTGGTGTGAAAATGTGTATTCACCATCCAAAGTCTGCCATACGCCAGTATCTCTTAAATAAAATAAATTAGAATGGTCTAATGCGTTCACAATTGGCTGAAGCGCATCCATTCGAGTTGGATTGTTCAGATTAGCATCGTGGTTTCCCGGTATTAGAATTGTTGGTAGCAAATCAGCCAATGACTTCAAAAACTTTTGAGTCATTTCTATAACTTCAGGAGTCATATCAGTTTTGGCATGAACCACATCACCAGCTACCACAATAATATCGTTGGGGTTCATGGTGGACTTTATGTATTCATACAATCTATCAAACACTACACTATACTCAGCGTGTCTTTTTAAGTTTCTAATATGAATATCAGCTACATGATATATTTTACCAATTGGTGACGTAATGTTTAATTTCTTTGCTTTTCTCATACGCGAAATAATTTATACTCCATTAGTTTCTGAAGATTCATTGGAGTTGTATTATAAATTTCTTTGTTAATTTTTTCATAACCCATCTCGTTTGGGTCATCTTCACCTAAATCCACAAGATAAGTTTCGATTCCATAGTTCATGAATTTTTCAGCAAATTTAATTGCGTTTTTCAGAGCATCCGAATCGAGACATATGTATACTTTACTTACTTTGTGGTCTATGATTTTCTTTTCAAGACTCGATGGTATTGTTTTACCAAATAACGGAACGGCGTTCCTACGAATTGCAATAGCATCAAAAGCACCCTCACACAATACCAATGGAATATTCCAGTTGACAAATAAATCAAAACCAACGATGTCTTTTGAAACCTTTGGATTCTTGTGTTTAAATTTGGTTTCGTAAAATGACCTACCAACAAAGAAGTTGAGTTTACCATTCTCGTCATAAGATGGTATAATAATCTTTTCATTATATTCTCCCGATTCACAATACCCTATGTTGTACTTCACAATTTGTTCGGGGGTTATACCACGATTAAGTACATAGTTTAGAGCGTGTTTGTATTGTATTGTATTTTGTTTTTTATATAGGGGTATAAACTCTCGTGGTAATTCAACGTGAGTAATGTCGTTAACATTATCAGTTATACTATATCTACTAACCTTACTGAATATGTAATTGTACTCGTCCCAAACTTGCTTTGATACTCGAATCTTTTTAAAAAGGGATTTGATAGTCTTACCCTTTTCATCAGAAATCCAACAATGCCATGGGTTGTCTCCCTTGGAATTAATTCGTATATTAATTTCCAACTTTGGTTTGTAGTGGTCTACAAACGGAGAATAGAACGCATAATTGTCACCCGAAGTTTTCTTCGATTTACCTAATACGAGTTCTAATAGAGCCAGTAGTCTATCTTCCATTAGGTTAAATATACGAAATTATTTTGAATTATCAAAAAAAAGATTCAATTGGTTTTTCATCTAACCACTCCTGTGGGATTTCCTTCTTGGCCCACTTGAATCCATATTTATCACACCATTGTGCATAAGTAGTTTTAGACCCCTTGTAGATTTTACCATTTGGTGATTGTAATACAAATCGAATATCCAATTCAGGATGTTGTTCTTTTATCAACAAATGTTTTTTTCTATCTTCAGGTAAAAACCAACCCTTGGATTCTATGTAAATACCATTTGGTAATTTAAAATCCGGCTTGTAAGTGTGGTTTGATGCTGGGACAATATATTGAATCTCATGTTGCTCATATTGTCCATCAATTCCTACAATTCGTAGTTGTTCGTTTATCTTATCCTCAAGACCGGATTTGTGTCCTTTGGTCTTTTGAATATGACTCCAATTTCCTTTTGCCATAACTATAATTTTTAACCAGCGTTGAAAGTTCTTTGTATAAAATGTGTCATAATCAATCCAAATCAAATTTTACATTGATTGTAACATCAACATCTTGTCGTTTCTTTAATGGAGCTCCAAGTTTAGCTACTGCTAACAAATCTCCAAAATCATTATATAATCCAACTTGGGTGATGTATGGTCTAAAGTCGGAACCAGTTACCATAGATTTTAGTCTTGGTTCATTTTCATCATATGTTAATTTTAATGATGGGTTTGATGATACATTATACTCATCACGATTTATTTCACAAAGAATTGATACTTCTTCAATTTGCTTTGTACCTTTGTAAGTTAATTCGAACCCTTTGTTTGTATAATCAAAATCACCATTACCTAAAAAAATATTTTGATACCTTGGTCTCGGGTCGGTTACCACAATCATACCATGTTTATAAAAAACATATCCAACTTCTTTTCGTTGAAGAGCAGAACCACTTGTAGAATTATCAGCCAATGATGATATTACACTTGATGATAATTCATTTCTATGTACTCTAAATTGTGCTATTGAACCAGAGAATCCCAAACCATCGGGACTCAAAGTATCACTACCTATCATTATGTCTCTATCATTACTAACCAATTCAGCAAACGAATATGAGCCACTGGTATGTTTAACACCATCAATGTATAGTGATAACTGATTTCCTACTTTGTTCAAAGTGTAGTGGTGAAACATGCCATCATTAACAGCAGTCGATGATGATATGTTTAGAGTAGATATACCATCTGATGCTCTGACAAAGACTCGACCCGCTAAGGTTGGATGTTGTTCCGTATAAAGTGAAAAATCAAACGGGTATTGAGCTGAACTATTATTTTGAGTTCGTTCTATACCATTCGAATCAAAATAAGTTTCTACGTTTCTTTTTTGTAAAATGGTTTGAGTTCCAACACCTGCCAATGATTGAGATAGTGGTATATTAGCCCAAAATGAAACAGCCCAATTATCTACTTTATTAAGTATATTAAAATTTTGTTTGTGTTTAATTTGGATATTGTTGTATTGGTTAAAATTGTAAAAATTACCAACACCCAAGCTTGGATTTGAAGCTATTCCACCAGCCGGAATCGTACTACTATATGTAGTTGGTTCAGATGCTATTGTAGCAGCTCCATTGATTACTAAACCATATATGACGTTGGGGTTTAGCTTTACTGTTTGAATCAGTATTAACCCATTTGTTAAAACAGCACCGATAACACCAGAGCCATTTGTATATGGCATACCATCAAGGACAAAAGAAATATCACCAACGGATGTAAACTCATAACCACTGTCAGGGTGAAGATATGCTACATTGTATAGATATGCGCCTGTTTGTGTTCCTGTAACTACTCGGGTTGTAATAGCAGACCCATATGGATTTGTATCCGCCCTTAATGTAGAATTGGTTACGTTGTTTGTATAGTTTGTTCTTAATGAATATGACATTAGATAATCCTATTTTCACTTGAATAGTTAGACCTGTCATTTAAATCACCATTGAAATCTAAATAAACGAGAACATCACGAGTATTAACATACGCCGAACTTGTTAATTCATTTGATATTAGAATTCCATATTCTTCATCAACCTTAATATCGGATAGTGAAATAGAAGATGATGGATAATGGCTATTATCCGTTACAGTAACCGATTCCGGCTTTATACCATCCCCAAATTTATTTTGTGGTATGGACATGATTGATGCAGTTTCGTATAAAGTAATATCACGTCTTCTTTTAAAGAATGTAGAGTTAAGTGAATACCAATTAATCTGCTGTGGTATATGATTTAGCTCATCACTTGCAGCACCAGAACCACTAATAATTCGTGGGTCGGGTACGTTTACTCCGGCCACCGAACTTGATACATCTAATAAAACACCACCATCAGAAATGGCTCTTAATATTGATATTTCGAATGATGACGAATAATTAACATCAGTCACCTCATATCGTTTATGAGCTTCAAAGGGTCGTTGTTGAATACCCTCTCGAAATATTTTTTTGAAAACCATTCCCATTTGGGTTCATCTTTAAAAGTCTAATTTAACCTTAATCAAAATTTCATTCGAGAATGATTTTAAGATTGGCTTGGATAGTTTAGCAACAGCTAATAATTGATTGTCATTATTGTAAAGACCAACCTGTGTAATGTATACTTTAGGGTCACCAACAAATGTTTGTTGTTTTAACTGACCATTGGAACCAGTTACAAATGATGGGTTGTTTGAAAAATTGTATTCTGCGTTTTTAGCTCTCACAAAGAAGAATGTTGATTTTACTTCTTCTTCGTTTCTCGCTTGGAAACCATTAGTAGCAACTAAAACAGCAGATGAACTAATTCTTGTGAACAACTTCTTATGGTTGTGTCTATCTTCACCACCGGTCAAAGAAGCAGTTACAGAACTTGAACTTCTTTCAGTAAGCATTGACGCACTTGCATCTAATTTTGTAGCACTTAAAACGATTATACCTTGTTGTGGATATACAGCACCATATACACCTGTACTATACACACCATTCAATAGAGAACCACTTACAACATTATAACTTGCAGCAGATGAGATTCCGGTTTGGTTTGTATCACCACTATCATCCACTAAACGTAAAACTCCATGAGGTGAACCCGAAATACAAAGTTCCCAGTTTCCAGGATCAAGTTTGTCTTTTAATCTGGCTCTGTTGATAGCAATTACATAAACGTCATCTTGAGTAACACCGCCAAATGTAAATGTTCTTTGATTTGATGGTAATAAGATTTGTTGAAATTGTGAATAGATTGCTTTAGATGGGGAATCCTCATTCTGACCATAAGAACCACTACCCAATCTATGACCATAAGCTATTGCAAATTGTGGTTCTGATACAGAAGCAGTTGGAATACCATTATAGATTTCATAATAGTATTGTTTTTGAGTAGAGGATTGATATGATGATGTAAAGAATGTTGTTAATTCCGCAACATTACCACTCCACAATCCACGAGTTACTCGTTGAGTACCACCTTCTACTACATCTTCAATAGTGAATGCGTTATAAACTTTACCACTTCCATAATCATAAGCACCCGCAGGTACAGTTGGAGTTGCATCTTGTTTAATATCGTTTGCTAATAGACTTGCGGCTGATGGTTGAGCATTACCTGCTGATGTTGCGCCTGATAGAGCACCACCAAACATAGTTCCACCTGTACCTGCTCCACCTTGTCCTTGTCCTAAACTTACTACTGGCATTTTATTCCTTCCTTAATTATGAAAATGTTGATGTGGTTCTTGTTGCAGTGATTACATCATTAATCGGAGTCACAGTCAAATCAATTTCAACTCTACCACCAGTTTCGTTACCAATTACAACAATACGAGTTGTAATAGCAGTTCTTGTCGGAAGAACTTTAGTAGTTATTTTGATTTGGTTTTTACCAACAACACTTTGAGTCAAGTTTCTTGAATATGAAGAAACGTTCACGATAGGATTAACACCACCAGGAACACCAGGATTACCCGAAATACTTGCAGCGTCCGAATTCAATAAGATTGCAGTATATCCAAGATTTTCATTACCACCATTTTTGGTTGTCAAATCAATTGTAGCGGTTCTACCCGATTCATCCAAAGTTAAAGTTGTTACCGATGCTTGAATGTATGGTAGTTTTAATGTAGTCTTTGGAAGAGACAATAACTTGTATTTCATCGAGTAGTTTTCATCCGTGATGGCTTCAACTACAGGCATATTTTCAATGATAATACCATAGTAGTCAGTCCCTAGCGGATGGGCTGGATTCCATAATTCGTAATCGACCTCATCATCGGCTAATGCGAATTGAGTAATTTGAAATTTGTCACGACCTTGTGCAAGTAACTCTCTACCCTTTTTTGTAAGGATAGCGTCTACAGTTACTGATGAGTTATCTAAAAATCCCATGTTGTTTTCCTAATTTATATAATATAAATATTGTTTTTTCTTTTTTATGTTATAGTCTTTGTATGTTACTTTTCACATTCTTGATAGGTTCTGCCTTAAATAGACTTGCTTGAGACTTAATTATACCAGCACTAGCAGAACCACTACCTTTATAATTAGTAGCAACCAAGTTTTTAGGATTCATTGCCTTGACAACTTTTCCAGTAGGACTCTTCACATCAAGAACACCACCGCCTGCAGTTGTGGTAGAGAATACCAATTTATTTGGTTTTACTTTTGTAACCACAATTACAGGACCACCATCAGGTGTATCAGGCGAATTGGTTGTTAATGAATCCGAACTAACTCTACATCCATTATATTTTAAATTTTCAAGAGCAAGACCTTGATAGTCGGAGCCTTCAGCCGCTTTATACGAAGACGAGTATGGTAATCCAAAACTAGCAGAAGCAGCCGTACTATAAAATAAAGATACAACTTGTCCACCATTTTGAGATGGTCTAGCTCTCAAAGCACTACTACCGGTTGGAATGTATTCCCAATAACCATTTGTTGTTGTAAAGTATTCACCAGATGAACTTAATTGAGCAATGTAATATTTGTAGGTAGCGGATTGATAGTTGTATAGGTCAATTGTACCATCAGTTATATCGGACGAACCACTTCTTAAACCATAGTCTTGTCTTGAAGCTATTATTGATGGTAAAACTCTACCAATATTAGCGGAGTAGTCATGTTTAGTGTATGATATACCACGAGGTCTACGGTATTTGCTTCTCTCAAGAACGTGTGGTTCTATTAAAATTCCCTTACGCCAATCAACACGAGCCGGCAGTAGTTGTCTGATTTGTTCGAATACTGACATATCATAACGAGCTAACATATCCATGATTAAATCAATAGCAGTACCGGTTGTATACTTTTGAAAGTAGTTTCTAGCTTTGAATTTTAGTAGCGGATAGTCATCATTGAATCTTTCATCAGAATCACCAACCCAATCATCAATTTCAAAATAACCTTCGGAATTATATATGTCATAGTTGATTGTATCAACAGTTGAAAAGTATGTTCCAATTAGATTTGAATCTAAAGGAGCATAATCGTATTCACTTTTCTCAACACTATAGTCTGGGTTTAGTACACCTTTTAGTGAAGCGGACTCAATTCTAATTTTGTTATTCATTAGATTCAGAGCACCCACCGATGGAATCGTTACCCATTGAGTATCCACCTCTCCAACAAGATTTGATGATGAGACATTAACAAATGAAGCACTTAATATAGAACCTTGGTCGGTTTGTGTTACTTTTTGATTTGGATGAACTGATACAATAGATGATGAGTTAAATGAACTATCTGGATAGATTCTGTATAATAACTTATCATATGCTGTCAACATATTCAGGTCAGTTGTATTGTCGTCAGCAAAATACGCTTCTCTATTTTTAGCGTGTTCTTGTACAATCTCATTACTTAAAACACTCGTATAATATCTAACTTCTTGAACACTTGCTGTATAATTGTTCGATGGGAATGTGTATGGACCAGGAACTTGTAACGTAGCTTTTGCAACTGACCATATAGAATTTAATGTACTATTTGATGTTGAGGTCGATGCTGTTGGGTTTGCCAAAATAAATCCAAAATCATCAACCATAGCTGCATTTATTGATAGACTTGAAGATGCTATTGTGAATACAACGTCACGTCTTGTTTTGTATGGTACATAACTTGAACTGATTATATTACTACCATTGATACCCGCTCTAATTCGTGCTTGTTTTGAATTGGAGTTATAGTCCCAAAAATAATCAAGATAATCAGAACCACTTGTCAATCGCATGATGTGATAATCTCCCATTGGCATTTTACCAATAATTTCAATGGTCGATGGTCGTTGAGTATTTATAGTTCCCCATGGATGTGTTGAATACTGGTCTTTACTTAATTCAAGTTTATACAAGAATCTCTCATGTTCATAGATATTCTTTTTTTCATTAATAGCAGGCCCACCCCATTCACGAATTTGTAAAAATGCTTGTGGGATACCATATGATGCAAGAATAGCTTTTATTGACCGAGCCGTACCTTTTGTCTTATACAACATTGGAATTGTATTTACAATACGTCTCCAAGTTTCGTGGGTAATTTGTTCTCTAGCTTTAGATTGTAAAGAGCCGGTTTGATATAGTGTACCATTATTCTCAACCCCTAAAGCGTATTTCCAAAGATTCACATCCGAGTAACCATTTGATAATTGCCACCCCAACGATTGTGCTACTGATTTTAAAACTTCATCAGGCATACCATCTTTGGGATGCTCTTCACGTTTGTTTATATCAGTAAGAGCTTTTATGTAAGTCCAATAAACATCAAAGTGTTGACCAATCATGTCTACAAATGTGATGTAGTCGGAATTGGTGTCATCTTCTTGTAGATGGATTGGAATAAAGTTTCTTAATCGAGAGTCGTTTAATTCATCATATAAAGACGCTGACTGATAAACACCAGCATACCAAGATTCAGCTTGTGAACTTGTAAGATGTCTCAAAACGTGAGGATATGTTGATACCTTTGGATATGGTTCAATCTGGTATGCCGATGATGACCAAAACGTATAATTATTTTTAGTTACATCATAGTACATCCATGATTCGAAGTCGTCAAAGCCACCAATGATTCTATCTCTACGAACAATCGATTGAGATATGTTTGTTATTGCTTCAGAACCACTAACACCTGTTAGTAAATTTATTCTTGAATTGTAATTTTCAACTTGTCTAATTTTATACACAAAATTATCAACACGTTCGGTTGCTGATGAGAAGTGTATAAAATTGGCAAAATCAGAATAGTCTATGTTTAATTTAGTTTGACCAAGTGACCCACTAAAATAATGATTTATGATTTGTTGGGATGTTGTCATATCAGCATCCAACAAACTATTCCAAGTTTGCCAATCGGTTGAATTGCCCGAATTTGATGTTACATCTATAGCAAAGTTTGGTTCTGAAAAGTCATCTCTATCCGGCCTCACCGATGATTCCGGAAATACTATAATCTTTTCTACATATGATTTTAACAAACGACCACATACCGATACGCTATTTCTGACTTGTACTTCGTTACCTAATGGTTTTGTTAATTTAACAATCAATGAAGTGTACTTTGATGGTGATGCTTCAAATCTTGAATAAGTTACCTTATCAAATCCGGCTGTTAAATTTAATATTTTAGTTTCCAAGTCAGGAGCGTAAACACCATCCGGTAGATTATCCACATCAACCAAACCACCCTTACGAGTAAACCCATAGCCACCATTAACACCCGTTGATTCTAATTTATAGTAATAAAAACGACCAGTTGCTTTTCCGGCTAAATCTTGATTTGTGTTAGAGCCACCGATAACTGTAGGTGGGGTAAATATTTCTATGAACAAAAAATCACCATCAGAATCAGCGTGGTTTGTTTTTAGAAATCGTGTACTTACATTTTGGAAAGTACCACGAGGACATTGTAATTCAGTTTCTACAACACCAACAGGAGCGCCAAAAAACTCCATGGATACAACATCATATAGGTTATTGTCACCAAAGTTTAATACAAAATCTCTATGAATATTGGTAGACCTATTAAAAGAGTTTTGAACACTATTTGTATTGTAGACTTCATTTAATAAGTTAAAATCTTTTTCAGCAGGCGCAAGTTCATCCTCAATGTCAAGCTCTCCGGTTGACCCAGAGGATAATTGTGGAATGTTACCAGCACTAGCTTTTCCAGATGTTGGAGATTTAAAGGATAATTTTAATTCCGTTCTATCGGCTGATATTCTACTTACAATTACATCTGAATTTTTAGGAGTACCATTAAACCTTTGTAGGAAATTATAAACCAAAGAATATGTACCTTGATTAATTCCAGCATCTCTAATATCTTTTTCTGGCTGAATGTATAGTTTAGACCCAATGTAATCTAACGGATTACTATAGTAGGATTGTATACGATTTTCACCAGCGTATATGTGTAGTTCGGAAACAGTATCCACATCACCCTCATCGTAAACACCTCTCAAATCATTTTCGGTGATTTTTAATATTGTTTTTGATAAGGCATCTTTACTACTTGATGGAATAGTCTCACCAAATACCGGAACATATCCCGTAATGTCGTCTATATTTGTAAATCTATTTAATGACATATTAAACCTGTTGTGTTTCCCAAGCGTAACCATTCCATCTATAAGTCACACCTTGATATTGTCGGAGTTGTCCATTTTGAACGCCAGCTTGTCCAAATGGTGGATATACGATTGGTACACCGATACCACCTGAAGTTGTACCTGTATTTGTATTGGATGTTGTAGTACCCTCTTCAGTTACTATAATTTCCGTTGTATATATTGGGGCCGGATTTATATTTACAATGGTTGGCTTTTGTCTTAACTCATCTGAAATTGTATCTATGAATTCGTTGAAAAAAGAATACTTTGTGTATTTTTCAGTATCCGTTGAATCTCCAGCACCAATACCAAGCTTTCCGTATTGTTGTAACGGAGTTCCATTTTCATCAAATGAAACGGGGTATGATATTATCTGACCCCTACCATTCCTTTTAATACTTCTTTCAACTGCCATTATTTAACCACTTTGAAATAAAAATTATCATCATAGTATTTTGTAGTACCATTCATGACAACTTTAAATACAAACTTATAGAATCTTTCTGGTTGTAACCCATTAAACCAAAAATTAAAATAATTTGAGGTTGAATCACAACTTATCTTTGTATAAGTATCATGGAACGGAATAATTACTTGATTGGTTTCGGAATCTACCAATGAGTAATATGTCGTTTGTGGTAAGTATTTTACAACTTTAGTAGGTGATGATGAGAACGTTCTTGTAGCATATCTCTCTCTACCAAAAACTCTAACTTTTGCTTTAGAGCTTTCTTTATATTCAGTTGTCAATCCTTTAAGATATAATATAATATCATCAGCACCACTTGCACTTGCTAGAGGTGACAATGAACCAGTTGTGAATGTAAAGTCATTCCACCTAATATCAAGGGTCGGTGGGTATATCGTATGAGTATCAGTTGAGAAATATTTCATCGACCCAAATTTCTTTGTAGACGATTCATCAATTCTACTTTTTAATACAATAAACCCATTGTTAGTTCTATCACCAACCAACCAATCATTAACGTAGTCGGTAACTTCAACATTTAAATTTTGAACGTATCTATCAAAGGATTGTGAATACGATGTATTTGTTCCCCATGAAGATGTGTACCAAGTACCACCACCTTGATTTACATTATATCTTGATTCAAATGTCTTATCAGTATAGTATGAACCAGTTGGGTATAATGCCGGGTCGGTTCTTAATAAAAATGATGACAAAGAAGCACTAGCGTCACCAACTGTATCATTGAAGTATGTCCATCTAAAAAAGTAATAACCATCTTGTGATGCTACAAAACTTGAAGTGTGTGGCGATGACCCACTTATATATTGTGAGTATCCATTTATTTCAGTAGATTGTAATTGTCTACCATCCGGTTCTAATATTGAAAATGCTATTGAACTACTTGCATCGGATGACGAAGCAAACATATTACCGCTATTCAAATTAAAACTGGCGGTATATCCAACACCACCATACAATTCAAATCTTTTAACTAATGTAGCTCCACCAAAATTAGAAGCGCTCATGTTTAGTCTACTTTGACTAACAAATATAGTAGCAACCTCACCTAAACTTCCTGTGATTGGTTCACTTAAAAAGTAACTGGCGGAAGCAGGTGTGCCGGTAATTACAAAAGTATCGTTTAGCAGTACGCCCGCTTCTTGTTGTTTATACAAAAAGAAGTTATCAATTGTAGCAGTTACTCCATTACTTGCGTCTTGGTCGAAGAAAGTAAATTGTATGTTATGATTTCCGGTGGTATTTGGTGTAAACGATACTGATTGTGTAGATGCTGTTCTGATAGATGAGGTGTAATTTGTAACCTCATTTGATGTGAAATATAAACCACTCGGTCTCTGAATTCTAAAGTCAATTGCTTCTATGGTATTTGGGTTTATTTCAAAATTTACATAGTATGTAGAACCACTTTGTAATGAAGCTGAAAGGTTAGCAGTACCACCACCATAGTAAGACGCAGATAATTCCATATGGTAAGCATTGTTTACTTGAAGTACAGGAGCTATGCCATTAATACCATTGATTTGGTCTACAAGTTGGAATGGGGATGTTGTAGATATAAAATCATAATAACCAAGCAGACCTGGAACAGTATTAGCATTTAAACCATTGAACGAATTAGATTCTACAATATTCCATTCAGTAACACCATCACGATATACCCAAGATACACCTTGAGTGTTGTGTGGGGTATCTGGTTCAGAACCAACACCCTCTTCCCAAGATTCTTTGATTGGATAAACATATAGTGTGTAGTTTGGAGCTACTTCAGTTTCATCAATAGATTCAAGGTGTAGATAATATTTTATATTTCCGCTGATATCACCATCAACGATAGACTGACTGATTTCTGATAAGTCGTATTGTAATAAAACACGACTGTTTCCTAACAACGTAGTGTTATCAGTATCATATAATTTTACAACTTCAAGAATCTCATCCTTGCCGGTGTTCTGATTCTTACGAAGTGTATCTTCGTAGATTGTTGCGTCTTTCTTTGGATAAAGTCTATAAATCATTTCTTACCTCTTAAAACAATCTAACTACCTTACCACGGATGTCCGTGTCAGGATATTTTACTTCAAAAATAGCAGGGTCTTTTGGTGGGTATATCATACCATTCCGTGTAGCATTTTTCATGTCGTATTTGTTAGATGAATATAACCCATCATATTTGTTTACTATTTGTAGACCACCCTCACCATTTTCATTCGGTCTAATAACACTCTGAACTCCTTTTACACCATCCAATAATACATACACATCTGATAAGTTTATTGGTTGATTAATTTGCATATTATCAATATGGAAATATTTTTTAAGAGCATCAACACATCTTAATAAAACCTCATTTGAATTGTAATTTGGTAATACAATAATTTCAAAGTCAATACCAACGTTTACAATATGAGCATTTTTAATATTAACAGCATCGGTTAGGATTCTATAATATGACAAATAGTTTTTAAGATTTTCTTTTGTTGCGGTGTTTAAGTTTTTCAATCTTTGATTAGCGTCATATCCAAGAACATAGAAGTTGATAGCTAACGGATTTGGAATACCACCTTTTGAAATGTAAGTTCCATCTAAAGATGTTGATACTTGAAAATCAGGAGCAACGTATGCTTTAGAAACCGACCCAAATTGTGGTGGCATTGCATATGCTCTTAACACATAGTCCTCACGAGTTACTGCTCTATTTTGGGCTCTAAAATATGATATAGCATTTTGACGAACGTCTTCAATATCCTCTTCATACTTACCACCACCAGCAGCAGCTTCATTGGTTACAGCCACCGAACGTTCAACTACTCTAACAACCGTGTTGTCCAAGTCACTTGAATCATTTTCTAAAATTAAATCCGATACTTGTGTTAAATCTTGAGATGGTACATTATCAACAACACCATTACCGACTCTATATGTAACAGTTAGTGTAGTGTTAGCAGGAGCAACTCCATACGTCTTTGAATATAAGAAGTTAGATGGGTCAATTCCTTGGTCAAGATTTGATGTAGCTGTATATAAAGCAGAACCCACATTACTTGGGTTTGGTAAAATTTCTTCATCAGCATTTGATGATACTCCAGCACCAAATTGAACATCAATAGAACCATCATCAACGATTCGTGTAACAAATCTTTTTGGTACTTTTTTAAGTCTTAGCAAATACGGAGTTTCCGAAGCGTATACTGACATTTGTAAAGAATAGTCTGTGGTATTGGGTACTTGTTCAAATATAGTGTCTTGAGCGAGGTACTCTACCTTTGACCACACGTCACCATCATCATCAGTTATTTTTATAACATCAATCAGACCATCATCTTCTATTTTGATTTTATCATAAATTTTTGGAGTTGTAAATGTAAACGTAGCAGTTTTTTCTTCACCACTAACAGCCTTGACGTACTTTTTAAGTAGATAATAAACCGGCTCGTTAGTTGTCTCGTCAATTTGATAAACAGTTACTTCAGTTGGGTCATACGATGATGAAAAGCTGAAATTTACTTTCTCTATAGTAGAAAATGTCACGTTTGGATTTGATACCGATGATACCTTCATACCTTCTTTTACAGTAAGAGCATAATCGAAATCAGGAGAAACGTTATCACCAACACCCTTTGATGGTACAAGCTGATACACACTCAGCGTGGTATTTGCTGGAACATTTAGTTTGGGTTTGTATCCCAATGATTGAGCTATCGTAAATACGTTTTTCTTTTCTTGAGCTTCTTCAAGAATTGATTCTCTTAATTGAACATCGGTATAATATGAAAGTACATCACCAACATATGATGCCATTTCCATGAACATCATTCCAGGCGAAGCCTCATTAAAATCATTATATGTTTGTGGGAAGTAGTTCTTTGTAAAGTCTATAAGATTTTGTCTTATGTCACCAAAATCACGACCAATTAAGTTTACTTCTTTTTTTACTTTGTCTGCCATTTATATTCCTTAAACTAATGTCATACTTCCTTGTGATGATATATTCATTGTTATGTTTCTATTAGCACCAGTTTCGGTTACTTTGTAATTCAATGATATGTTTACTCTATTAGTGTCTTCATTTACATTTATTAAAATCGAATTGATTATAATATATGGTAACCAAAACTTTATATCAGCTGTTAATGAATTTGATAAAGACTCTTCAAGGTCATCGGTAAGTTGTTCAAATAATAATGAATAAACATCAGTACCAAAGAATGGTTGAAATGGGCGTTCACCCTTTCGAGTTAACAACAAATTTTTTAAGTTAGAGATGGATTGTTCTTCCGTGGTATATGATAGTTTAAACAAAGGTTCACCACCCAATGGTAGCATAACACCAATAGCAGTGTTCCTTTTTAAATCAAGTGGATTTATTTTCCATTCTCTACGAGTAGCCATTACATACCTTTCTTCTTGGCATCAATGGCTTTCATCAAAGCTGAATAATCTTTTGTAAGAGCGTCAACAACAGCAGCACCAGCTTCAGTTTGTTGAAGTTGTTCTACTGATACGGATTTACCGTCAGCACTTTCTAATACTCCGCTTTGAACCGAACCAAATCCTTGTGCCATATTCGAAGTAAATACTCGACCACCACCCATGGAATTAATACTACGCCATTCACCACTATCAGCGGTCTCATTTAAAAGTTCAGAGAACTTACCACCAAATGATACATTTGATTTTTTCTTTGGAGTTGATTCAAATATATGTTCAACATCCAGCGGGTCTTTTTCTAATATTGATTTTTTAACCGGCTTGGATTTAATTTCGTTAATAATGGATTCACGGATAGCTTTTTCACGTTTAGCCATCTCCTTTTTTACTTCCTCTTTAACGATTATTTGAATCGCTTTAAATAGTTTATTTGTGTCCATAGTAATAAATATCTTTACTTTAGTTTATTTTGTTTTCGGTATCATCACCATTTTTATTATTGATACGAGCTTTTTTAATATAAGTATCAATCGCATCACTTATAATCCTAGCAAAGTCTTCAGTAGAACCACCACCAGGTCTTTTTCTCAACTCTTCAAGTTTTGTAGCTATTTCATTTTTGAGTTCTGTTTTATTAAGAGCCATATTATAAACCTTGTTTTATTTTTAAAAGTATTTCGGCAATCCTTGGATGTGGGCCTGTCGGACCTACTGCTGTCGGATATAATCCTTGAGCCAATATTTCTATTGCTTCAATTATTTTATCTATTGTTGTAGCATTAGCAGGCGTAGCTAAAACTATATCTTTATTAGATGATAAAATTACACTATCAGTTTTGGAGTTTATAACAACTTGACCAGAGTTAATTAACAATTGTGGTTTATTGTAAAAAGAAATAGGAGTTGTCGTTATTGGTAACGTTTGAGTTTTAAGAGGTACTGTTTGAGCAGATGTCATCCATATCGAAGTATCGTCTTTGTTGATATCTTCTACTACAAACTTATTATATCCACGACTGATACCAGCTCCATTTCTAAATATTGTAATTGGTGATTCAGGAGTTGTCGATGTCCACGTTGGTTCAATGGTAGCACCATCTACCAATATGTCAGTTTTTTTTACATTCCTTGGAGTGTACCCAAATCTTATAGATTGACCAAATCGACCTTCTAAAATAACATCACCAAGAAACCCTTGGAGTTGAGATACGTTTGGAGATTCAACGAATCCATTACCAAAGTTAACTGAAGAGTCGGTTGATGCTCTAGCAGGAATACCAGCTGAAGATTGTACTATAGCTGCCCCAGCAGATGTACCAGGTTGTAGGTAATTTAATTTGGGTAATGAATTATGATTAACATTGAATTGTAAAGATACGGGAGATAGATAATAGTTTTTGGCTTTTCTAGCAACAGCTGATGATGCTGCGTCTGAACCTACAACTATGTATACTTGTTCACCGATTACAGGAATTTGTCTAAAATTCATAGATAGCGGATAGCACTCTATGTTACTACCAACTCCACCTGAATTACTTGATACTGTAATTGAATTTACTAAATTCGGGTCTTTATCGTTTAGGTTTATTTTTTGTACTGTACCTAATTTCATTCATCATCCTCGTCTGATTGTTTAGGTAAGTCTTTTTCAACTTCATCCATAGCAGCCATTAACTGCTTTTTCTCTTCATCAGATAATATAAATCCACCAGTTTCAGCAACAGCGCTGTCTTTCATCATACGTTGTACGATAGCGGCTAACTTTATAAGAGCATCGTCATTCTTAACTGATACATCGAGATATTCCTTAATGAGTGGAACGACAACAGCCGCATCGTTAAGATTCCTAACGAGCGGCTCAAGTTGTGCTATCAATAATTTTATTTGTCGGTCTTTCTTTTTCTGATTCTCATAAACATCTTTCATTAAATCAGAAAACGTTTTACCTTTAAATATTTCTTCGTGTCTATCCATTAAATTCTCCAATTCGGTGTGTTATACTAATATTATCACCACGGCTATAGTCGGTATATAGTATTACATATATGGATTTCATCTTACCAACTACCTTTGTGATATATTGAGTTTGTACACCGGTTCGTTCTCTTATAAGTATATAAAGAGCCTTTTTATTATATGAGTATAGGTTTTTTCGAGTTCTGAATAATTCAGTAAGAGCATCTGCAATTTTCCTATCTCGGTCTTTTTCAAATAAGCTGTAAATGTTATGGTCCATGTATCTGACATAATAGTCCATAAAGTCAGACTGCATTTCTGAATGTTGTGTTTCCCAAACTTCATTCACAATGTTTCGTGATGTGTCAATTGAGTCAACGTCTTCACGAGCTTTGAACTGAGCGTAGTTCTGATTGTTCTCATTAAAAAGATAGTTTCTTGCGATAACCGTAAAGTAAGAAAACGCTCTACCATTTTCACCCTTAAACTTATGAATCTTTTCGTTTAGGAATGCAACTACGTTTTGTTTAACATCCTCATAAGGTACATCAAAATAATAAGTTTTATATGTGTGAATTACATTCTCAACTAACTTATCAAATGGGTAGTGTATAAACCTATTATAGATTTTATTTTTCAACCGTTGGTCATCACACTTATTATAAGCATTTATGGCCATTTCGGTGATTGATGTAAAATACCTTTTACTCTTCGGTTTGCCCGCTCGTCTCGCCATAATATTCTTCTAAATCTTCTACAATTTGATACATCTCCTTAAAAATAAAACCGGTCTCATCATCAGCTTCAAACGACCCAATTTTGTCAATCTCTTTCATACGAGCAATAGCATTATCAATGTGTCCTGCCATATTTGATAATTGAGTTTCGGACATTTCATATTCAGCATACAAAATGTCGTATTCAGCTTCAAGGGCTTCATATTTGTTTAATAGGTTGTATGTTGAGTATAATAAAACACACACAACGAGTAATAATAAAATAGTAATAATCATATTAGTCTTCGATTAAATCTTTAAACGCATCAAACACATCAGTAGTACCAAACCCACCATTTGTAAAGGTTTCAGCAAGTTTTGGTTTTGCGGATGGTCTACCATTTGGATTACGAGTTGACTTTTCAGCTGACATTTCATTTAACCATCGTTCGTTTTCAAATCGAGCAGCGAATAAATCAGCAGTATGCATTACAAATGGTAATGAAGTTTTTAATGCAAGGTCTTTATCAAACTTGATAAAATACTCTTTGTTATTTTCATCATATAGACCATCGGTAAGTTTAATACCAATCCACTCTTCTTGAGTACATTTAATTCCAAAATAATTCAACAAGTAAAAAGTCCTATCGGTTAGATTCATCCAATGAATGTTTGAATTATATTTGTAAATCTTACCTTGATTTTTTACGTGCCATTCAGAATCATTCTTGATGTACAAATCCTCTTCAGGAGTACCAAGTTTACCAAGGTCGTGATGTAGTGCTGTAAATATAACATTCTCACGAGTGTAATCACCCTGACCCATTCCAAGTTCCGTGTATAGGTCATAAATCTTCAGAGCGTTCTTGGTAACACGAAGAACGTGGTCAACGTAGCCGCCTGGAAAAGCATTGTGAAAATGTTCAGTAGATGATGCTGGGGTGTAAATCATACGTTCCTCAAAGTGGTCGTACATTTTGTTTAGAGCATCAAGTCTTTCTCCAGTGAATGTTTTGTTGATGACAGAACGGAATTTTTCGTAGTTCGATACCAATTCTTCTGCGCTAAAATAGTTAATCATATATTAAATAATTTGGTCAATAATTCCTAAATCCAATGCTTGTTGAGCATTTAAAAAATAATCTGACTTTTGATTCTCTTCCCAATACGTTTTATCCTTTTTGGTGAATTGACTCATGAGTTCATTACATTCATCCTCAAGTTGTTCGGAGAATTTTGCGTTTGATTTAACATCACTCAATTTACCAATAGCAAATGTAGACAATTGGTGTACCATAATTTTTGAGTGTTTACTTGCACTACGAACGCCCGTACCAGAAGCGAGTAATAAAGCAGCAGCTGACATTGCCATACCTCGACAAATAATATTAAATGTAATACCTTGAGATTTCATAGTATGAATGTAATCAATCAAAGCAAGAGTTTCTACAACATCACCACCTGGTGAATTTAACATGACATTTATCGTATCAGCATTTGGATTGATTTTGCGAATCAATCTAACTTTAGAGATAATATCAAAAGTTAAACCATGTACAATCTCATCTTGGATGAGTATAACATTATCGGTAAAATCAATTCCGTAATCAAACTCACGGAAATACTTACGTTGGTTATCCGAATCTCTACCAACCGAATCGGTATCTTCATATCTAATATTAGTCGTGTCTCCGGTGGTAGTTACATACAATTCATCCATATCGTTTTCTTTTATTTTTTGTTTTATATTGATTCAAATATACGAAAAATATTTCAGTTTTCCAAATTATTTTCGTTTATATCTGTGTACAGTTTGTTTTTTTGGTAAACCTTTGTCAATCTCACCATATAATTCTTTTGCAATATCATCATCCGTGGGTATGAAGACTACCTCTTCTTTTTCTTTTTTAACTTCGACTTTAGGTTGTTCAACTTCAATCGGAGCATCTTCTCCGTTTGTATCGATTGGTTCTGAATTTGTAATTTCTGGCTGTGGTACTTCTTCATCAATGGTATTGATAGTAGAAATCCCATTATCAACAACGTTAGTATGATTGTTATCAACATCAATATTGAGTTTGTCATCTTGCGATTCCTTTTTAGTTAATTTATTTAGAGCTATAACCATCGATATGGCTAATGGGTCAAATACAAACACAATCAAAAGTGTAAACCAGTTGACTATGGTATTCATTGGTTTGCCTGTTATTTCAGACATATAGCGAAGCGGCCCTACTTCAGCAGCTACTTCGTTATTGGTTTGTAGGTCTAATATTTCTAACTCCAAACTTGTAACGGAGTCTGATAACACTTCTATTTTTTTTGATATAGATTCTCGTTGTTCTACGGCTGTGGTTAATTGTGATTCTAATGATTTACGTTGAGCTGATGATGTACTTGTTATTACATTACCACGAGAATCAACTCGACTTTGAGTATTGTTAGCAAGACCGCCACGAAGTGAATTGATTGATTCGTTTAGTTTAGTTTTTTCATCATTGTAGTATGTTAATTGTTCTTGGAATCTACCCTTCTTTAATTCGACCACACTAACTAACTTGTCAGTAGCACCTAACTTATCAGCGGTTGATTGATATGCTGATGTTAAGAATCCATAGATACCTGCCGATGTGATTAACATAAGAACC